TGCAGCCGTCCACGACGCTCCTCGAAGAACGCGATCACCGCGTGCAGGTCGTCGACGCCTTTGATGCCGTAGCCGGCATTGTAGCTGCGTTTCGAATCTGCCCAGCGGCTGTTGCGCTCCTCGGCGCCCGAGCCGAGCACCACGATCTCGGTGCGCCGCTCGGGTCCGCCGCTTGCGCCGAGCGAGATGCCGGCCGGAAAGCGGACTTCGTGGAATGCCATGGGTTAGAGGTTCCGCTGGCCGCGCCCGACAACGCGCGAGAGCATCGCCGCGATCTGCCCCTCAGAGCGCCGGAAGCTCTCCGCGTCCTGCGCGGTGACATTGAACGTGACGTTGATCCCGGGCGCAGCACCCTCCGCGCGCACACCAAGCCTGCCGTCGCTTGCGCGCGCGAGCGGCAAGATCGCCTCGGGCCCTGCCTCGCCTGCGATCCCGCGCCTGCCGCCGGAAAGCGGAAAGGACACCGGCGACGTAACCACGCCGCCTTTGGCGAAAGGCAGCGGCAGCGCGGAGCCGAGCCCGACGCCACCAATGAGCTGCGTCAGCGCATTGCCGAAAGCCTGGCTGATCGGCGAGAGCGCAGCTTCGAGCGTGTGCTTCGACAGCGACAGCGCGAGGTCGCGCAGCACATCCGAAAGCGCGCGGCCCTTGACCGCCGCATCGGTGAAGGCCCGCGTCAAATCGTTCGCGAACCTGCCGCTCATGCGGCTCGCTTCGCCGAGTGCCGCGCGCAATGGTGCGACGTCGCCGCCGATGACGACATAAAGTCCGTCAGTCCGCTCGACCATCGGGGTACAGCTCCATCAGTGCTTCGAGGTCGGCGCGCGTCATGGGCGCCGCATGATGCGTCCCACCGAACGCGCCCCGCAACGCCGCCTCGAGCTCGCGCGGCGTCATGGCCCAGAACACGGGCGGTGCAAGCCGCAACGTGCCGAGCCCCGCCGCCATGGCGTCAGCCCAAGGAAACGGTTCGGCGCCTGACGCTAACCCGTCTTGCGATCGCCCAAAGGGCCCGCGCTCTCCCCTGCCCGCCCTGCGGTGAAAGTCGCCGCAAGCAGCCGCGCCACGATGTCGACGAACCCGGCAGCTCCACCTTCGGCGCGCATCGCGGCGACGGCATGATCGTCAAGATCGTAGCCCGCGCCGCGAAGGCCTGCGCCGATCATGCGGATCGCATCGCGGGCGGCGATGCGCCCCGCCTCGAAACGCTCGGCAACCGCGAGCATGTCGTCCTCGCCGAACGCGTGCTCGAGCTCGGCAAGCGCCCCGAGCGTCAGGCAGAGCCGGTAGCTCTTGCCGTCGAGCACGGCTTCGATCTCGCCCCTGTGCCGATTGACCATGAATGCCTCCCGATTAGTCGGCCGCGATGAAGCTCAGCGCCCCGGCGGACTCTAGGCTCAGGTCGAACGTGACTTCGCCATCGTGCTGGCCGCCATATTCGAGCGTGGCGATCTGGAACTTGCCTTGGACCGTGCCGAGATCCGGCACGATCACCTGCCAGTCGCGCACGGTGCCGGCGAAGAAATAGGCGCGCAGTGTCTCGTCCGATGCCGCGTCCTTGAAGATGCCGCTGCCCGTGATGCGCGCGGTCTTCAGCCCCGCGCCTTCAAGCAGCTCGCGCCAGCGCCCCGCCGATTCCTGGTCAGTGATGTCGACCGTCGCCGCGTTGAAGGCGAGCGCGCGGGCGCGCAAGCCCGCCACCGTCGTGAAATCGCCCTCGCCGTCGGAATCGACCTTGAGCAGCAGGTCCTTGCCCTTCTGCGCCGTCATGCTGATCCTCGTGTTCAAGAATGCGCAAACAAAAAGGGCGGCCGACGCCGCCCAACATCATGTCATGCCCACGAAGGCTGGAATGACACCTACAATTTGCTCTCGACCGCCTTGCGCAGCGTGATGCGGTCGCGGTCCGAGACGCCGAGCAGCTCGGCGCTGCGCCAGACGAGATTTGATTCGAACTCGTGCAGCACGCCGTCGGCGTAGGCCACCTCCCACAACATTTCGACGATGCGCTTGCGGCCCTCTTGATCGAGCTCGCGCGCGAGCACGCTCGTGAAGCTGTAAAGGTCGACGGATTCCTGCTCCCACGCCTCGGCCTCGCCGAGGACTTGTTTCAAGCCGTCGCCCGCGAGGCCGAACCGCCCCTCGAGCAGCGCCTTGAGCTTCTTCCGCTCCTCGGGTTCGAACTTGCCATCGACCGAGGCCGCGTTGATAAGCAGCGCTGCCGCGGCGAGCCGCAGCTCTTCCTCACGCAATTCGAGAGACCGCTCGTCCTCCCCGAGGACGCGGTCGACGAGTTGCTGAAACCTGCTCCAGATGGTCATAAGGCTCCCCGCCTTCGCAAGGAGCCTCTATAGCGCAACAACCGGTACCGGCGCGAGCCTTCTAAGCCGCCTCGGCGACCGCAGGCTCCGTCACGGCGCGATAGCGCACGATGCCGTGGAAGGTATCCCCATCGGGATCGAGCCGCGCCTCGGAGAACTGATGGCGCAGATTGACGAGGTGGTGATCCTCGAGCGGAAGCGGCTGGTCGTGCAGCGTCGCCTTGATCGCCTCGACGATGGCCAGCACTTCATGCTTGCCGCCAGCGCGGGACCAGACATGCAGCGTAAGCTCATGCTCGCCGCCGTCCTCGGTGCCCGTGCTCCAGTCGCGGACCACGCTCTGCCCGAGCGTCACAAAGGGAAACGCAGTCGCCTGCGGCGCGTCATCATAGACGCGCGGACCGCCGAGCAACGTGGTGAGGTTGGATGAACCGGCAAGCGCCTGATAGACGCTGCGCTGTAATGCCCAACTCGCAACTTCCGCCATAGCAAGTCTCCGATATCTCGTTAACCAAGATATGGGGTGGCGCCTTCAGCCGTGCAAAGACCCCACGCCGATCACCGTTCCGCGATTAAAGCGCCCCGGCGACGCGCCTGAAAGCAGCCTGGACCGCATTTCGTAAAGTGTCGTTAACGACCCCGCGGCGCGCCCGGAAGGCCGGCAAAAGCCAAGGCGTGGCGCCCTTTCGCAGCGTGCCGAACTCAAGCGCCGGCCCGGCGGGATCGGGTGTGCCTATCGCGTAGGCAATGCCCGCATCCCTACTTTCGTCCAGCACCTCGATCGATCGCGCGAGGTGCGCCGGCGCTTCGGCGCGTGCTTCTGCCGCGATCGCCTCAGCCTGCTCGCGCAGTGATTCCTTTATGCGGCGCTCGTCGAGCGCTCCGGCAACCCGATCCTGGAGCGCCGCAAGGCCTGCGATCCTAGCCGCGATCACAGCTCGCGCTCCTCGCAGAAACATTTGAGCCAGCGCTTCCGCTCATCGACGTCGATCACGCTGAGGATGTGGAACACGCGCGCGCTTTTGCGAAAGCGCATCGCGGGAACGACGCCCGGCCGATAGCGCAGCACGATCTGATGCGTGATCGAGCCCGCGAGCCGGTCTGCTTCGAAGGCTTCGGTCCCGTCTAAAGGCCGGATGTCGGCCGCGAGCGCGGCGACCTCTTCCCACGTCTCGGCAAAGCCGCCGCCCTCGTCAGCCTCGCGGTCGAGCTCTTCGAGCGTTACGCGATGCCGCAGATCACTCGGCAGGAACTCGGTCATAGTCTCAGCCTGCGATAGGGCAATAACAGGCCTGCGACGGTTGCTGGCACCTCTTGTGGGGCGGCGCCGAGCACGACCGGCTCGCGCCGCTCGAACCAATGGGCGACGAGCATGAGAAGCGCCTGGCGGATGGGCGCCGGCACGTCCTCTGGCTCGTCGCCGTAGCCCGCGGTGAAAGAGACTTCGTAAGCGTTGAGCGCGCGCGGAACGCTCGCCGGCAGCGCGCCATTCAGCAAGAGGCGCGCCGGCTCTGACAGCGCGTCGACATCGTAAGCGTCCGTGTCGAGCGTGTCAGAGCCGCCGGCCGCGCTGTGCAGCTTGACCGAGACAACCGCCTGCACGGGCAGGATCGGCAGCGTGATGCAGCCGCCGCGCGGCCAGAAATCGAGCAGATACGACCAGCTCTGCGTGATGAGTGCCAAGCCCAGTGCACGCTCGACATGCATGCGCGCCGCCGCAATCAGCGCTTCGAGCAGCGCATCCTCGTCATCGGCATCGACGCGCAGATGCGCCTTCGCCTCGGCGAGACTGATCGGCTCGGCCTCGGGTACCTCGGTCAGCACAAGTGCCATTACTCATCCTCTTCCCTCCCCCTGAAAGGGGGAGGTCGGCTTGCTCAGCAAGCCGGGTGGG